TTATTCTAGACTTCAGCCATAGCTATTGTCTGAAAGTTGTAGTCTAGCGGTTACCCCACGAATCTACCGTTAGAAAGTTGGCGAAATTTCACTTTAAGCAAGCTAACGTATTAACGTCAGCGCGGACCAGTCTGCATTGATGGAATAGGTTAGCAAATTAACCCGCTCTACCGAACAACTTCGATAGAGTTTTCGCTCAATGCGATCTCAGACCCCATTCGCTGAATCAGCGAAGGTTTGAGGGGTTGGTGGGGGAAATATTTTTCGCCCAGCCTAGGAAGTTGTAGTGTACACAAAGTTTTTGTCTCCACTATTTTCCTATCAATCAAAACCACCTGACGAGGTAGTTTGATTGGTTCCCCGGTTACGATACTGTTGCTTATAGAGTCAAGCACACTATCTAACTTATTGGGGTTATGTAAAGGCTGAGTCAAGCATCTTGATTCGGCCATTACATATTCAAAGCGGTTTATCCGAACATGCCAAGGGATATTCTCGTAAGAGGATGTCTTGTATGGGTCAATCCCGTGCCTCCTTGACATTTCAGGATATAGTATATTCCTGAACTGATAAACCCGGTCTAAAATTTTTAGACCTTCGGTCACCGGTATATAATCGGTTGTCCGTTTCACCACCTTGAGTTTGTCCTCGTAACGTAGATTGTCCCAGTCTAACTGAGACATATCTTCAGGTCTTAGACTTTCTAAGTCCTTTGCGAAGGATCGACTCGTATCTGAGAGCACTTCTCTGATTTGTTCTTCAACATAATCAGAGTCGAGTCCCCGGACACGGGCAGAGACGGAAAAAGTTCCGATTGATCTCTTGACTACTAAAGGCAGGTTGCCGCTAAAAAGCGCCTCCCATGCCATCTGTAGGCCCGTTGGAGCCGACTTTAGCCAATCCTTCACAACAGCTTTGCTGAGGTGGAGACCTGGTATGCCTAGACCACCTAAATAGGTGGGAAGGTATTTGTAAAGTTCGACTTGCGGTAGGTACGCAGACATTCTGTGAACCCACCGACGGCAGAAAAAGGCTCGAAATCCTTCGAAGCCTCCTCCAAGCCACGTAATCATACCACCGACAGAGCGTGCTTTGCCGATGGCATGATTAGTGTCGTCCTTCACGTCGCTCTCTTTGGCACATGGGCTGAAGAGGCGCACCTTTAAGGCGTCTACGTGAGGATGGGATTCGTAGGGTCTCTTAAAAAGAGGCACTGCTACGCCCCAGAGGTTTGTATCCTCGAGACCAATTGTAAAGAACATTTCTTCACAATAATAACCACCTATCTTTGATAGGTAGTTTTTGGTCCAAGATACTTTCATCCCATTTTGATCATGACATTTCGTGATCAATTTGAGGTATTCTGGAGGACCGTGTGCAAAGTGGTCATCACCACTACACACAAAGTGTCTCCATTTCACTGATTTCAGGAAAAGGAGACCTTTAGTTCGGACGAATCGAGTCAAAACTCGTTCCGAGGTCCTCGGGGAAAAAGGTAGGAATCGAAGCATTGCTTCTAATTCCGCGCATAAATTATGCAGCGTTAAAACTATCTTTGTCCCAGGGTTCCCCATAAGTATGCCCCGAGTTGTCGGGAGTCCATAAAATGGCTCAAGATTATTGAGATACTGGAAGGGGCCGCATAATAATGCTGCACAGAGAGCGTGATAATGATCACACTTTCCAATTCCAGTAAGGAACCCGAGTAGCATTGACAGGGAGAAATCGAAACGACAGTAATCAGTCGCTGTTGTTAGATCCGAAGACAGAAAAAATCTTTTCGTCTTATCCGGATACCCGCTCTTGTATGTCATTGACTTAACATACTCAAAAAGCTGCCATGCTCGCCCTAATCCCGCTTTGGCGGAAGGATGGTGAGCAAGGTGG